GTCGTGGGTATCAACTGAAAGAGTTGAATGAGCTAGCAGGACTGAAGTTCACTGCACCATCAGTCAAGTGGCACAGTGCCAATGGATTCAGTACCAGTAAGGGTAACCTTGAGTTCTTAGAACGCATCGCTAGGTCCAAGGGTATGGATGAGGCAGTCAGCTTTCTATACAAGATCCGCAGACTGAGTGCTGTGGACACGTACCTGAGCAGTTTCGTAGAAGGCATTAGAACTTTCCTGAAGCCAGACGGTAAGCTCCACGTGCGCCTTACTCAGCACATGACATCCACTGGACGATTCTCGGGCCGTGACCCCAACATGCAGAACATGCCACGAGGTGGTACATTTCCTGTAAAACGGGTATTCATCTCCAGATTTGCAGGAGGTAAGATCATGGAGGCTGACTTCGCTCAGCTAGAGTTTCGTGTAGCGGCGTACCTGTCTCAGGATGAAGTAGCAATCAAGGAAGTGTCGGAGGGTTTTGATGTCCACTCATACACGGCGAAGGTTATATCGGAAGCGGGTCAACCAACTTCTAGGCAGGAGGCGAAGGCACATACATTCGCTCCACTTTACGGAGCAACAGGCTTCGGAAGAACACCCGCAGAAGCATCCTACTACGAACAGTTCACAACTAAGTACGCAGGAATCGGACGATGGCACCAAGAGCTAGCCAAGGAAGTGCTATCTAAAGGAGCTATGACCACTCCCAGTGGTAGGCAGTTTAAGTTCCCCGGAACTAAACGTAGACGCAATGGCACAGTGACTAACTTCACAGCGATTAAGAATTATCCTGTGCAGTCATTCGCAACTGCTGACATTGTGCCTGCAGTATTGTTAGAGATTGAACGCCGCATGCAAGGTCTACAGTCCTGTATTGTAAACAGCGTGCACGACTCAATCGTAATAGACATACACCCAGAAGAGGAGGACAAGGTAATGGGTGTAATTGGGTCAGTTAATGGTGACCTGAAAGAAATTATTGATAAAAGATTTTCAATAAATATTAATGTTCCACTATTGCTTGAAGCAAAAATTGGTGTAAACTGGCTTGAACAACAGGAGGTCTGAAATGACAAATCAAGTAGCAACATTGGACTCAGGCAACTTCGCTGAAATGGCGAAAGCTATGGGTATGACTCAGGACATGGGCGGAGACAACAAGTCTAAGTCCTCTACACTCCCACGTCTCCGCATCTGGAATCAACCAGTCATGGGGCAGGTGGAAGTCAAAGGTAAGATGAAGAACATGGAGGTTGTACCTGCAGGTATGTACCGGCTTCAGTTACCTGACGACACTTTCATCTATGCTGAGAGTGTAAAGATTCGTGCGTTCGTACAGCGTTTTATGTACAAGCGTTATGACTCACCTAACAACATGTACATCAAGACATTGATGGCTGAAGATCTTAATGGAGATCTCAAGGACAACACTGGTGGTCTTAACTGTGGCAAGCCCGCAGGTTACATCAAAGACTTTCAAGCTTTACCTGATGACACTAAGGCACTGATCAAGCAGATCAAGCGTGTGCGTGTCATTCTAGGTGAAGTACAACTTGTCAACGCAGTGGACGGTGATGGCAATGAAGTGGACACGGATGTCCAACCCTTCATCTGGGAGATTGATAATCGGGATGCGTTCAAGACTATGGGTGAACCCTTCACTCAGATGGCTAAGCAACGCCGCCTACCAGTACAGCACTGGATTGATTGTGGTTCAGATGAACGCTCCATCCCAACAGGTGCCAAGTTCTACGTACCTACTGCGTCCGTGGACATGACAGATTCCATTGATTTGTCTGACACTGATCAAGGACGCTTCAGCGATTTCATTGAGTGGATTAATAACTACAATGAATACATCGTGAGTTCTTGGAATGATAAGCGTTCACAGAAGATGGATGCTGAAGACGAGGCACTAGTGGAAGACTTCATTGACATTGAATCTGATGGAGATGAGTAATGAATGTTACACACCCCGGTGAGGTACGAATTCATAAGTATCTAGAGGATGTGCGTAAGGCGAAGCGTGGCATGTCAGATGCCACTATCGCTCGTATTGTTCGTGATGTTGAGGAAGCTGTACGTAAACAGTTCAATCAAAAGGAACGTAAGTTCACATTACGTATGTCCAACATCGGTCGTCCTGAGTGCCAACTTTGGTTTGAAAAGAACAAGCCAGAGGAAGGTATTGACATGCCTGCTAACTTCCTGATGAACATGATGATTGGTGACATCGTGGAAGCTGTCTTCAAAGGAGTGTTGACAGAAGCAGGTGTGGACTTTAGCGATGGCTTTAAATCCACATTGACTGCAGGTCGTCACAAGATTGACGGCACCCATGATTTAATTATGGATAAAAGAGTTGACGATATTAAGTCAGCATCACAATGGTCATACAACAACAAGTTTAAGGACTATGCGACACTTAAAGAGCATGATGCCTTTGGCTACATTGGTCAGCTAGCAGGCTATTCTAAAGCACTGGGAGTTGATCCCGGCGGTTGGTGGGTAGTCAACAAGGCCAATGGTGAGTTCAAGTATGTATCTGCGTGGGACATGAAGCCTCACGTCGATGACATCATTGATGACGTAGCTAAGAAAGCGGACTCACTTGAGTCTAACAACTTCAAGCGTTGCTTTGAGCCAGTCGAAGAGACATTCCGGACTAAGCCAACGGGCAACAAGATTCTAGGTGAAGAATGTGGTTGGTGTAGGTTCAGACATAAGTGTTGGCCTAACATGCAGGAACTACCTGCCCTTGCGTCTAAGGCGAAGGAACCGCCTATTGTTGCATACATTGAGATAGCAGATGAGTATAAAGAGAAGCAAAGTAAGAAGTAATGCTCTACGACATGGATATCGCTCAGGGTTGGAACATACCGTTCTCAACTCCCTGAAAGATAGAAAGTGTAGTGCTAAATACGAATGCTTCAAGATTGAGTGGGAAGATCTAAAGTATAGGAAGTACACACCAGACTTCCTACTTCCCAATGGAATCATCATTGAAACGAAAGGCAGGTTCACACCTGCTGATCGTATGAAGCACATAAGCATCAAAAAACAACATCCGGACCTAGACATACGTTTTGTTTTTAGTAACTCCAATGCTAAGTTAAGCAAGGGTGCTAAGACTACGTATGCTGATTGGTGCGATAAGAATGGATTCCTGTACTCAGATAAGGATGTACCGCAAGAGTGGATAGATGAAAAGAAATCGTCTAAGCCTCTACCGAAAGAGATTGTACCTTTCCCGTACAAGAAAATTGTAAGGTAATATAATGACAGAGGAAACTGAAACAAAAGAAACTTCATTCGCCATTGTTGTCAGCCCAGAGTTCGACAAGGAAGGTAAGTGGACTGGAGTAGTCGGATGTCACATGGAAGAAGAAGTTAACCATGCGCTCAACGATGATGAGCTTACACAGATACGTTCAGTCTGTGGTATGATGGCTACAACACTGACCATTATGGAACAGGATGAAGACTTTCTTGAGTACGTTAAGGAAGCATTCCTAGCGATGAATAGTGATATGGTTGAAGATTTCATGGAAGCACTTGAGAAAGATGAGAAACCAAACTTCACAAAAGATGGTAATGTTTTTACCTTAAACTTTAGTTCTAAAACACACGGGAGCGCATGATGAGTTTAAAAGATATCCGATCTGAGTTGACACCTGAAGTGAATGCTCTGCTAGAAGACATGGTAGAGGATGAGATGTATGATGCGGTTAACAAACCTGAGCATTACAATAGTGGACACATTGAAACGATTGATTATATCGTCGATGTACTTGGGGCTTATCACGCTATTCATTATTGTCATGGCAATGTTCTCAAATATCTTGGTACTCGCGTTTGGCGCAAAGGTGATCCTATCACTAATGTGGATAAAGCTATCTGGTATCTTAAAAAAATGCGTGAGTTGATGAAGCAAACGGAAGGGGTTAACTGGTAATGACTGTTGAAGTTAAGGTTGACTTACAGTTTGAAATAGATATAACTGAAGTTTCGCCTGAACATAGGAATGAAGATGGAATCACAGAAATCGTCAACGAAGTGCTTGATGCATGTGTCTATGACATTCCGGGTGCGGAACTCAAAAAGTGTGAGCTATCTATTGAAGGAATTGACTAGTGGATTTAACAACGTACAAAGGAATCACCATAGATCTAGACAGGGATAAAGACCTGACAGATCAGGCGATGGCCTTGCTCAAAGATTATTACATGTTAGATAACGAACTGTACGCACAGCAAGCATTCGCACGTGCGGCAGTTGCGTATTGCGAAGGTGACTATGAATTTGCTCAGCGTATTTATGATTATGCTAGTAAGCGTTGGTTTATGTTCGCTAGTCCTGTGCTTTCAAACGCACCGGCTGACGATGCTAAGCCAAAGGGATTGCCAATCTCTTGCTTTCTTACTTATGTTGGTGACACTCTTGAGTCTCTCATCGGTCATAACGCTGAAGTTGCTTGGTTATCCGTAAAGGGTGGTGGTGTCGGCGGACACTGGGGAGATGTACGTCCTGTCAGTGACAAGGCACCGGGAGTTGTTCCATTCTTAAAAGTTGTAGACAGTCAGATGACTGCGTACAAACAAGGCAAGACCCGTAAGGGTAGCTATGCCGCATACCTTGATGTATCGCATCCAGAGATCATTGAGTTTGTAAACTTTAAAGTCCCTACTGGAGGGGACGCTAACCGTAAATGTTTCAATCTATTCAATGCTGTAAACATTACGGATAACTTTATGGAGGCCGTTAAAAATGGCGAACAATGGGAACTTAGATGTCCACACTCAGGAGCTATCAGACATACAATCCAAGCTAGAGAGTTGTGGCAAAGAATACTTGAAGCTCGCTTCAGAACTGGTAGCCCTTACCTCAACTTTATCGACACAGCCAACCGTGCATTACCAGACTCTCAAAAAGCTCTTGGACTATCAATTAGAGGCTCTAACCTCTGTAACGAGATACACCTCGCAACAAGTGAAGAGCGCACAGCAGTCTGCTGTCTCTCCTCCGTCAACCTTGAAACCTATGACGAGTGGCGAGATACAGGAATGGTTCAAGACTTGGTCAGACTCTTGGACAATGTCCTTAAATTCTTTATCCGACACGCTCCGGAAGAATTAGAGAAGGCTAAGTTCAGTGCTTACATGGAACGCTCTATCGGCTTAGGTGCGATGGGCTTCCATGGGTACTTGCAGAACAAGGGTATTGCATGGGAATCTTGGCAGGCGGCTAGTGAGAACTACCAGATGTTCAAGAAGATCAAGGAGCAGGCAGTTGAAAGCACAGAGACACTTGCCCAAGAAAGGGGTGAAGCACCTGATATGGCAGGCACAGGGCGGCGTAATGCTCACCTACTTGCGATTGCTCCGAATGCTAACTCGTCTATCATATGTGGGTGCTCAGCATCTATTGAGCCTATCAAGTCGAATGCGTACACGCATAGAACACGTGCAGGTGCGCATCTGGTTAAGAACAAAGCGTTAGAGGAAGTGCTAGATGGACATGGAGAAAACACTGAAGCTACATGGAAAAGCATTATTGCTAGTGAAGGCTCTGTCCAGCATCTGGAGTTCCTTAGCGAACAAGATAGACAAGTCTTTAAAACTGCGTTTGAACTTGACCAAGCGTGGGTTGTGGAGCACGCGGCTAAGCGACAGGAGTTCATCTGTCAAGGCCAAAGCGTTAACTTATTTTTCCCAGCAGGTTCCCCGAAGCCGTATGTCAATTCTGTACACATTAAGGCGTGGAAGGAAGGTCTCAAAGGGCTGTATTACCTGCGCACCAATGCCGGTGTCTCAGCAGATAAAGTGGGTGCGTCAGTTGAACGTAATGCACTGAAAGACTTCACAGCAGATAG